TGAGTCAGAAACTGAAGAAGTAGATACAGGTGAAGAAGAAGATTTATCAGAAGAAACAGTATTAGCTGAAGAAGATGAAGACTATGACGAAGAAGCTGATGTTGCAGATTGGAAAGGTATGGAGAAAAGAATTGAGAACTTAGAAATCGCTGTAGCTAAACTTAAAGAAGCTAAGGTTGGAGGTGATGATGAAGTTGAAGAAATGTCTGAAGAAACAGTTGAACCTTCTACTAATCCTAAGTCTATAAAAACTACAGAAGTAGTTGAGTTCTCAGCAGAAGATGAATTGACTAAGTTAAAAGAAGAAAACGAAAGACTAAAGACTGAATTAGCAGCACAACCTGCATCAGCTCCTTTAGATACTAATAAGTTCAGTTCTGACAGAAAACCTGTATCAAGAGCAGAATACAGCAGAATGACAAGAAGAGAGAAATTTTTACACGATTTAAATAACTAATATTAATTAAAAAAAAACAAAAAAATGGCGTTTACTACAACATCAAACTTTGCGGGAAAAGCAGCAGGATTTTATATCTCAGCAGCTTTAAAAGCATCAAACTCGTTAGACTACTTAACATTGATAGAAAATATCAAATATAAGTCTAATATACAGGCTATGAATAATACTGTAAATTCAGTTGCAGATGCTACGTGCGACTTCACTAGTGCAGGTACTCTAGCTTTAACAGAAAAAGTATTAGAACCTAAGAACCTACAAGTTAATCTTGAATTATGCAAGGCTACACTTTTAGACTCTTGGGAGGCTCTACAAATGAGAGCAGGAGCAGGAGCACCACCACCTGCATCTTTTGATGACTATGTTATCTCTTATATGGGAGAAATTATAGCAGAAGCAACAGAAAATTCAATATGGGGTGGAACTGCTGTAGCAGGGAAATTCAATGGTTTCTTAGGAGCAGGTACAGGTCTTTTATTACCTTTAGTTGATGCAACAGTTGTTCAAGATGCAGCAGCAGGAGCTTATACAGCAGCTACAATCATTGCAGAATTACAAGGAGCAGTTGCTTCAATACCTAGTGCAGTTTTAGGAAAAGAAGACTTACATATTTATATGAGTCAAAGAACTTACCAATACTACATTTCAGCAGTATCTACTTTAGGATATGTTAATGCTTACAATATGAATGGAGATTATGTACCAATGTTTGAAGGCTACAAAATCGCTGTTTGTAATGGAATGAACGAAAACGAATTAGTGATAGCACAAAAATCTAATTTATTTTTTGGGACTGATTTGCTAAGCGATAAAACTCGTATAGATTTAATCGATATGGCGTTTACAGGTTCTGATAATATGAGATTAGTTGCTCGTTACTCAGCAGGTGTTCAAACAGGAACAGGAGCTGATATCGTAAGACAATCATAATAAAATAAATAATACGGAAGGAGGGGGTAAAACCCTTCCTCCCTTAACCTAAAAAACAAAATAAAATGGCTTGTACAGCACTAACAAAAGGTAGGGGACTCGACTGTAATCGTATCAGTGGAGGAGTAAAATTTATTTATTTCGGAGTTTACGACCAATTTACAGCACCAATTGACGGAACAGGAATAGTTGAAGCAGCAGGAGAAGTTACTGACATTGAAATGGGTTCTAATGTTCTTTACAGATATTCTATGCCTTTAGGTGTAGCTTCTGTAACAGATACAATTGTTGGAAGTAGAGATAATGGAACAATCTATTACACACCAACAGCTCAAGTATTATTCAACAGACTTACAAAAGAAGACCAAAATCAAATTAAATTGTTAGGAGCAACTAAGGTTGTTATCTTTGCTCAATTAAACCAACAATTAGCTAACGGACACGACGTTATCATCTGTTTAGGTAGAGTTAATGGAATGGAATTAAATGCAGGTACTATGGACACAGGTGCTGCTTGGGGAGATAAGAACGGATATACTCTTACATTTGATGGAATGGAAACAGAACCGTTTCCAATGGTAGCAGATTACACTACAAACCCGTTTGACAATGCAGCATTTACAATGGGAACAATAGTTACATCTTAGTAGTTTTCTTATATATTTCTTGATTAGGGTGGACTTCGGTTCACCTTTTTCTTTTTATTGCTAACTGAATACAAATAAATTCAACTTATTTCTATTATATAACAGACAAACTAACTATGATACAAGCAATAACAGAAACAGCGTTTAGTATATATGTACAAACTGAGGACAATCGTATAGATACTTCTGTAGCTTCTACTCAAATAAGGCACTTAGTTAAATTCACAAATGACTTAGATAAGTCAGTTCAATATGCTTACGGTTCTACTGAAACTATTAAAGACAGATTTACAAAAATTGTTATGACTTACAATTTAACACCTGATGTTTACACGGGAAAAACAAAACTATTGCCCGCAGGTTATTGGAAATATGAAATTTTTGAAGTTAGTTGGATAGGAACAGTAACAGTAAGTGCAGGAAATGCACCTGTAAATGAAAATGATGTTTTAACACCTGTTGCTAACGACAAAGGAGTAGTTCAAGGACTTGTAACTAAAGGTAAGATGAATATAACAGAAAAAGATGGAACTCAGCAAGTTCAATATACGCAAAGGCAAGAGCCAAGTGGAACAAATTATATATATTACGGACAATAAAATAAAAAAAAATGGCAATAGAAAATGTACAACAATTATTATCAGAGCAACTAGGTAAAAATGGTAGCACAGTAGTATTTACAACAGCAGCACAGACTTCAAAAGATTGGTATTGTGTTTATTTCCCTGTGGAAAGTGTAGTAGCTTCAATAGCAGCAGCAGACGCAACAGGAGAAACTGCCTTACAAACTACTTTACCTGCGGGAACAACTTTGTTTATGAACATAACTGCAATTACCCTGACTAGCGGTATTGGAATAGGTTATGATGAAGGACCAACTACATAAAATATGTTAGCACTAAAATTAGGATTGAGCTTAAATAATGTAAAGACTTCTTCAGCAGGTTGGACACCTAATTCTGAAGGTTCGGTTGTTGCTTGGTATCAAAACGACACTGATATTACTTTTGACTCTTCTACAAATCTAGTTAGTGCTTGGAATGATAGTGCTAATAGCTACGATATGGTACAAGGAAATACTAGTGAACAACCATTAAAAAATTCAGGAGCAGGCACAGGTATTACCTTTGACGGAATTAATGACCATTTACAAACAACTGTTCAAATTACTATTTCAGGAGCTTTTACTGTTGGTATAAAATGTCATATTGAAGCATTTAATAACGTTTTAATAGCAGATAATACTGATGCTAACGAAATGTTTAAAATTACTTCATCAACCAATCTAAGAGTTAAAACAAGTTCAACTGAGGTTGTAAATCTTCCTCTTGCTTCAGGAACTTTTGGTGATGGTTATATTGTAGTAACTAGAGACGCTTTAAATAATATGGGGTTATGGCATAATGGAGTAGACCAAAACATATCAGCAACACTAACAGGAACAGCAGACATTGATGCAATAGGAGTTAGAAACCCTAAAACAAACGCTTTTGATGGTACTATGTATGAAATAGCAATTTTTAGTTCTGAAAGTACAGCACTTACAACTAATGTAAACAATAGACTAGCAACTTTATAAATATGAAAGATACAATTTTAAGCATCAATTTAGAAACTTCAACTGCACCAATAGTACAGGAAGTTAGAGGTCGTGATTACATTGAGTATGGAACGGAAGATTGGAAAAATCTTTACCCACAGTTCTTAATTGACTTATACTACAATTCTAGTACACACGCTGCAATTGTTAATCAAACAGCTGAAATGATAGCAGGTGAAGACCTAGTAGCTGAAGAAGAAGACGCTATTAATTTAGAAGCTTATGTTAAACTAAAGAAGTTTCTAAGACACGCTAATTCTAATGAAAGTTTACACCAAGTAATAAAGAAAGTTGCTTTTGATTTTAAACTTCAAGGTGCTTATGCCTTACATATTGTATGGAATAGAGAAAGAACAGAAATAGCAGAGGTTTATCACGTACCTGTAGAGCGTGTAAGAGCAGGAAGACCAAACGATATAGGTAAGGTTGACACTTACTTTATAAGTGCTGATTGGGGAAACACAAGGACAAATAAACCTTATCCTATTGCTGCTTTTAACGTTAACGATAGAACTTCAGGAAGTCAATTACTTTACACAGGCGCTTACAGCCCTAATATGGACGTATATCATACACCTGATTACATAGCGGGTTGCAATTGGGCTTTAGTAGACCAAAAAGTTGCAGAGTTTCATTTAAACAATATAGAAAATGGATTTAGTGGCAGCTATTTTGTTTCTTTTGCTAATGGTATTCCTACGCAAGAAGAAAGAAGACAGATAGAACAAAGTTTAGTAGATAAATTCGCAGGGGCCGCAAATTCGGGCAAATTTATTTTAACATTCTCAGATGATAAGACTAGAACACCTGAAATAACTCCTATAAGCGTTTCTGATGCTGACAAACAATATTTGGCACTACAGGAGCTATTAGTTTCAAACATTTGTGCAGCACATAGAATTACATCTAAGACCTTAATGGGTATTGATACAGCTAACGGCTTCTCTAGTAATGCTGATGAATTAATAAATGCAGCTAATTTCTATCAAAACACAGTAGTTAGAGGTTTTCAATTAAATATCTTAAACACTTTACAAACTATATTCTCAGTAAACAATATGGATTTGCCTGTTGAGTTTGTTCAGCTTAAACCTATCACAGTTCAATTTGACTCTAAGACTATTAGAGAAGTTATGACAATTGACGAAATAAGAGCTGACTTAGGTCTTGAAGCTTTAGGAGATGAAGATACAGTAGAACAAGACGTAAAGCTAGCTAAGGTTGGTAGTATGATTACTGATGGAAAAGAGCTTCCTTTATTTGACACTATAGAAGAAGCAGAAGCAGAAGCAAAAAAGATTGGTTGTCGTGGCACGCACACTCATACGCAAGATGGTAAAGAGTACTATATGCCCTGTGAAAACCACGAACAAATCACTTCTTTAAATAAATGTAATTGCTCAAAAAAGACAGAGCTTGAAAGTTTTATTGAAGAGTTTGGAGAGGACGTTCCTGAAGGTTACGAAATAATTTCAGAAGAAGAAGCAGAAGACGAGATAGAAGACTTTGACTTTGAATCTGAATTACATAACAAATATTACGAATTTGCTAGTACAGGTTCAGCTTACCCAAACAGAAAATCAGGGCAAGACCAAAAGAGTAAACAAACTGAATATGTAGATGATATTTACAGGGTAAGATACAGATACACAGGGAGTTTAACAGGCGAAAGAGACTTTTGCAGAAAAATGACAAGCTCAAATAAGATATATCGTAAAGAAGATATTATTGCTATGGGTAGAAAAGCAGTTAATCCGGGTTGGGGTAAAGGTGGTGCTGCAACTTACAGTATTTGGAAATGGAAAGGCGGAGCGCTATGTAAGCATAAATGGTTCAGAATCATACTAGTACAAGAAGGAAAAAGACCAAAAAATTCAGACAAAATAATAACATCAACACAAGCAAAAAGCAGGGGTGTAAAATTACCGAGAAATGCAAAAGAAGTTTCAGTTGCTCCTCACGATATGCCTAATCACGGTTTTGTAAACCCTGAACTAATTGCTAAATATAAAAATGTAAGATAATGGCATACGTATTATTTATATCAGAAGCAAAACTAAAGGACTCTACAGCAATTAATTTGAATGTTGATGTTGAGCTATTACTTCCTTATGTAAGACAAGCACAGAAGCTGTATGTTGAAACTAAGCTAGGAACTGTTCTTACGCAAAAACTTAAAGACTTAATTACAGCAGGAACAATAGGGAATGTAGGTAATGAAGCTTACAAGACTTTAGTAGATGACTATATTGGGGATATGCTTCCAAATTGGGCGTTCTATCACGCTATCCCTTTTTTAAGATTTAAGATTGAGAACGGCAATATATATTCTAAGACATCAGAAACAGGAAACGCTTTAAGCACAGAAGAAGCTCAACACCTTAGAGAAGAAGTCAGGAATACGGCTGAGTATTACACAGAAAGATTAATTGATTATGTTTGTAATAATACTACTAGCTTTCCTGAATATAGTCAATCGAGTGGAAGTGATGTCAAAGCAGACCAAAATGCCTATTACAATGGTATGAACCTTGAAAGACCAACTCCACAAGGAACTAAACTTACGTTAAGAAACTTTTTAAACGCTTCTGACTTATAATGAAGAAACACTATAAACCTAAAACTAAAAACGTTACTAAGTTAAAGACTTACTTAGATAAAAAAACAAAACAAAATGACAGAAGTAAAAGATACTCTACAAGTAGGGTTAGCTAACAGTTCAGCAATAGCTTTTAGCATAACAGACTGTAACGAAATACTAACGCTAGTTTCTCTTGTCCTAGCAATTAGTTTTACTATATATAAATTCATTCAATTTGAAAAATCTAAATAGATGGCTCGTAAAGTTA